TACTTTACAGTATCAAGATACTTTATTTGTTGATTCTGATGGTTCTCAAAGAATGGTTTCAAAAACCTTCGATGCTCCATTAGGATTAGTTTGGATTTATGCGGCTGATGAAGATTTGGCGTATACAGGCAATCCACAATTTACTTTACATGTTTCCCCCGGGAAATATAAAGGCGTGGATGCTACACCAATTTTGAATTACAATCTTTGAGGTTGTTATTTTGGATAAGGATAAAATTGATATTAAGAAATGGACTCAGATTTGTCTGATTCTTTCTGCCATTTTATATGCTCAACAAGGGGGAGACCTAACTGCTCTTCCCATTCTTTTACCCTAGAATCGAGTTTAGAGGACATCATTTGTTGTCCTGCTAGGCTTCTATACACACGGTCTTGAAAAGGGTCTCTAGAGGATTCCCCTGAAGATTCATCTCCAAGGGCATCCTCGTTATCTAGAGGTCTAATATTACCCTCTAGGAGACCCTTGTGCACTTGTGCATCAATTCTTCTAAGCCATGCATCCCAAGACTGTTTTTTTCCTATAGAAATATCATATTCTTGGAAAGATGGATATTGCTCCGACATTGGAATGTTGGATACAATGTAGACTTGACTCCATTGTGAAACTTTGTTGTGATATCTACATGGCAATTCTACAATATAGCCATCTATATAATTCAGCATTTGCTCTAATTTTATTGAGGAGCGAAATTCATCAAATAAGATGATATCTTGGCCTCTATAATTGTCGAATGGATGTTTATAGTCCACGACCTTGTAAACGTCTCTAGGATGCTCAGCAGACTCAAGAACACCTCTTGTTTTTCCTGAACCTGTTGGACCCCATATGTAAGTGACATTTATTTCACGGAATTCTCCAACTGTTTGAAATGCTAATTCCGTTCTCATTGCAGTAATGCCTGTTTTGCATTTTGCATAATAACTAGGATATTTCATCATTATTTCAAAGTCTGTAGCACCTTCTTGAATCATTTCTAAGATATAATCCCAAGCACTTGTTTTTGGTGATTGACCGTCTAAAGGTATTTCTCCATATGCAAAAACTAAAACCTCATCTTTTTTGACATAATCAATTGCTTGCTGATGTGTTCCTTTTTGACTTTGGGCATTAAATTCTCCGCCATTTAATCCCATTCTAGTCTGACAACCTTTTCCTGTGATTGGATTTTTCCAATATGCAATCATATGGTAATGTTCTCTTTCAGTTTCGGGACAGATTTCTCTAGCACAAACTGCGTAAATAAGATTTGCATCTTTTGAACAATGTTCTAAAATATCTTCAGCAATATTCTCCCTTTTCTCAGGCCAAATCGTGTAAAACCAACCTCTTGAGCGATTTACCACAAAACCACCTTCCTGTGTTTTAATCTAGTGCATTTCCCGCACATCTTTCGCCCTTCTCGAGAACCTTCTTGAGATATCTTTCGTCCGCATTCACATATTTTCCTATCGTGTAATTTGACCACCATATGTCTTCGAAACAGTGATTGTTTATAATACCTGTTTCATCTGAAGGCATTATGGCACGTAAAGCGGCATCAAGAAAAAGAACTAAATCAAAGAAAAGCAAAGGCAAGAAAACGTCGTTAGTTTCGATGCCGACAGCACTAACAATCCCAATGTATGGGTCAGGTGCTAGTGCTAGAACATTAACTGTTCAAGCAGCAAATCTGCTTAGTCAGACAAATATGCGTTTGTATAGACAATCTATGAATTATAAAGTCAAGATTTCATTAACTGACCAAAGGTCTGAAAAAGATGAATTATTTCAAATATTCACTCTACCTAATACTTGGCTAACAAATGGTGCAGTAAAGCACGCATTCCGAATGTATAAGTTAGCCATGCATGATGAGTTAAAGCAAACTGGTGGTAAATCTGCTAAATGGCATGATTTTAGAATCAGTGCTTCTGATGCTGATGGTACAGACACTGCTGCCCGCGCATTAGGCTTTGACGGTAATTCATGGAATCTATTGGCTTCTCAAGCAGATAATTCTTTGTCTATGATAACTCCTGATTCAGGTGATACTGAAGTCGGATTTCATGCTGTTGGTAACAAAGCAAATAGTTTCAATATTATCACAGAATATGTAAAACACATATTATCAAAAGGAGAACAAGCACAGGCTTCAGTAGGACCACAGTCTTACGAAGGTTTGATTGATTCTGCCGACGATTTAGATAATCTCATGGAACGTGGTGATTTACCTCCATACGATGCTGATTTCGCCGGATGGGCCGGTGATGCTTCAGCAGATTCAAACACTACTTTACAGTATCAAGATACTTTATTTGTTGATTCTGATGGTTCTCAAAGAATGGTTTCAAAAACCTTCGATGCTCCATTAGGATTAGTTTGGATTTATGCGGCTGATGAAGATTTGGCGTA